CCACTCACACTAATAGCTGGGATTCGTGCATTGACCTTGACCGACACGTTGTATCTTATGGTGACACCCTTCGAGATGCCGTGTTGAATGTCGCTGTTAAATACGTGGAGATAATCAAATGATTCATACAAATTCAACAAAAGAGATGATCGATCATATTGAGTCAGATATTGGTTTATTACCTGATGAATTATTCAATCATGATGACCGCGCTGTATTCTCGTTCAAAACCGATAAAAGTATCACACGGTTCAGTTGCAAAAATTCTCAAGATCATGCTCGTGACTTAGTTAAACGAATGCGTAAAAACATGAACCCCAAAGGTTTGTTTAAGTTACCTGGTAAAGTGAGAGGTAGCAGCCCCAGCGTGATCATTAGTAATTTCATCAAAGATGGTGAGATTGAGAACGCTGTTCAATTTTCAGAGATGGTTGGTAAACCGATCTACATTGCAGCAAACGGTGTTGGTAATGTAAGAATGATTAAAAAAGCACAACTGATTGAACCGGGTTTCGTACTTGGTGAAGTTGGTCCGGATATCACAGTCACTCACTTAGCATCAGGTAGAGCTGTCGGAAGGGGTGGTCAAAAACTCAAAACCCTTAGTGAATTTGAGAAACTGAAACAACACGGTAATTTTCAAAAAGTTTGCGACGACGCTGATTGTAACTTTCAATCTCGGATCATGGAGTTACGATGAAAACCATCCAGCTACCCAGCACCATGCGACTCATTGACCTGCCTGGACTGATCCAGTACGTTCACAATGTCGGACTGGTGTACACCATTATGTGTAACCCTTATAAAGTGGAGTTGATCTGATGAAAGTTCTGTTGTTAATGTATATGTTAACAATCGGTTGCCAAGGTAATGACGAACCTATTGAGATCACTGTAGTGTATGTACCATGATAAATATAAACCGCGCTCTTTCAGTAGTGTATGTGATGAACGATGGTGAGTGTGATCAGGTGTATCATTTTACTTTTCTTGATGACATCAGCACTTACTGTCCTGATTACAAAGAGTGTCCTGATTTATATAAAGCGTGGCAGCATTACCGCGACGTAATGAGTAAACCTTTACCACCATTGGAGACTAATCATGAATGAGTACAAAGAAAAGTTAAAAGGTAGTCGATTGTGTGTTTATATCATCACCACTGTCGTTATTATTGAAGCTGTCGTACTTTACTGGGTGTTCAAGTGAAAAACTGTAAAGCACATCATCAAGGTGGTAATGAGCATCGATGCGATCGGTGCAACTTCACCTGGGATGCTGATGACACACCACCAAAGTGTCTGACTGATGTTCAGATTGATCGCACACGTGGTCGGCACCACCTGAAGAAAATACGGGAGAACCTGAGTCATGAACAGAAAAGAATTTGAAGCTGCATTGATACGTGCTAAAGCAGTGAAACTCTGTTTAATATACGATCAGTTAGATCATCACTTTGAACACAACCCAGCTGCACGCCCTTGTGTAAGACAAGCTGAACGCATTGTGGCTGAGGCGATTGAGAAAGCGAGAAAACCATGAAACACCCGCAATGTGATGTATCTATTTTTGTAAAATGTTTGACAGTTGTAAGAAGTTGTAATCACACTGGTCAACTTGATGTTGCGCTTAAATTCATACAGGTTGCAGGGTTGAGTAATAGAATCAGCATTAAAGAATGGGATTTGCTTTTTCAGGAATGTCAGACACAATCAAAATTAATAATTAGTGAGCTGTTGACAAAATGAACACTGACGAACCATCAGACAGTGCGACATATAAACTTGAAACACCCGGTATCAGTGACCACGCGATTTATTTCACCATAGCCGGTGAGAATCAACCTGAAGCGTTTTTCATCAACAGTAAAGAGATGCCCAGCTTTCAGTGGGTGTTCGCATTAATGGAATCATACTCACTGTTATTACAAAACGGTGTCACCATTGAAAAGTTGATCGAGATCATGAAAGGTGTGTTCGATCCTAATGGTAAGTACATCATCCCTGATGGCACCGGACGTGAAGCACACAGCGTCGTGCATCATTTAGGACTGGTACTGGAAGAACATGTTAAATCAAAGGGAAAAAGAAATGAGTGATGAGATACAGCAGCAACTTAACTTTGTTGAATGGCTGAAAGAAAACAATTTGTATAACGAATATGATAATGCAGCAACAATGCGAAGGATGCAAGCTGTGTGGTTAGCCAATCAGCAGCAAGGCGAAAAATACAGGATTGTTTTAGAGAAATTAGTGCTACTTAAAAATCATAAAGACCATATAGGTAAAGATGTTTTTTATAAAACAAATCAACCGATAGCTTGGAAACAGGCAGCAGATACTCTGGGTGTTGTATTGCCCACACCACAAACTGATACAGAGAGAAAATCATGAGTTTTGAACAAGCAAATAAAACCAGAAACAAGAAATTCAGTAAGTCATTTGTCCCAGGTACAATGGTGACATTAACTGGTAACCCTGATAAAAGTTACCCTGTAAAAGAAGTGTCAGACGGTCGCATGTACATCAAGATCGACGGGTTCACCGGGATCTTTCTGCGTACCCATATCATGAGTTATTCTAATAAACCGGTGCAGTCATGAGTGAACTAAAAAGAATAAAATTTATCGATGAAACCCCACAATATGACACACCGTTATTAGTGTGGCGTGATGGAAGTGATGAAATTGAAACACGTTATATCAACGGTGGTCCGAATGGTGTTGTAGGTGCATTGTATCCAGGTGGGTCAAGTATTGGATTTTTTTCACATTGGATGTATGCATCAGAATTGACTGATTATATGGAAACTACTGAAACATAGTGGTACATTGAACCTTTCTATTTATTTTTAACCAAAGTAAAAGGAGTAAGACCAATGAAAGTGAAAACTTTTTTATTTTCTATTGTAATGTCAGTGATGTTCATGATGTCACCCATGATCCATGCTGAACCCAGCGTCATGTCACCCAGTTACCAGGTAGATTTTAACAGTCCAACGGCTGATGATAATCTTAATATCGGTGACACTGTTGCTCATGTCGCAGTCAGGCGAACGTCACAATATCAAACCGCTAATGTAGATGTGAAGTTTAAGCAACCGGGTAGCACTCAAAATTGTAGTTCGTGTCACTCTGCTGTTCAGATAACTGCTAGTGTTGTTGGGATCTCAGGAGGTGACCCCATTGGCATTAAATCTTACTGATTAAATCGACATAGAGAAAAAAGCTGCTGAGATGCGGCTTTTTTTGTGGGGTTAATATTTTAACCTTTCACTAGCAACACTTATCACCATTACTAATTTAGGCCAGTCGGAATCCTTCATCACGTTTTCATTTTTCCGCCACTGACCGTCTAATTTGTTCACAGCTTTTATAACACTGTGAGAGTTTTTAGCTTCTTCTATTGCAGATCTACATTCAATAAATTCTTTACTGTAAAAACTCATCACTTCACCACCTTCATCATTGCTGCACCACGCGCCTCAGCCATTTGACGCTCATACTCTTGGTACAATGTTTTAGAATCCATACCTGCATACTTCTCAGGGTTACGCAGCACCCACAGTCTCACTCTGTCACCGTGTCGATAACAAGTCACCTGCTTGTACGATCCACACTCTTTCAGCACCATTCCGGTCTTAATCGGTGTGAAGTATTTACCATCACTGTACATGTCACCAGGTGCAAACACTGCACCACTTTTGAGAGTCTCAGACATATCATTCGCTGTCACCAGGTCACACTTGAATGCACCCAGTTCTTTCTTAATGAACTGTTCAATGGTCTGCTGCATTGGTGACTTCGATGCTTCTTTAATATCACGTAGGAAGTCAGTCATCGGTGGTGCTTCAGCTGGGTTAAAATCTGACAGGTCCACCATGTACATCAGATGATAAGCGACATGTTGCCAACCATCTGACTTCATCCAGTTCCAGCGATCTTCCCAGTATGCAAGCCAGTCAGGGCGCATGTTGTCATCTTTATCACGTGGGTTCAGGTCTGACCAGATACCAAAGAAACGTCGTGATGGTCCATTCAGTCGCAATGGCATCATGCTGTTGGTTGTCATGGTGGCATTCAGAATGTTCCTGATCTTAATCGGTTTGATACCTTTCTGATTCACACGCAGTGTTTCAGGTGGTGCAGCTGCTAATGGCTTCAACCGGTTACTGACTGCCAGTGCTTCACGACGGTCACCCAACTCTGCTTCATTGATGTGCAGGTACTTGGTTGATAGCAGGTGATCATCGAAGTCACGCAGTAACTCTTCACCTGATATCACGGTGTAGTTCTCACCCATCGCTTTTGTCAGAGGGTATAACAGATAATCCTTACCACAACCTTCACCAGAGCCTAATAGCAGCATGTGGTTGATCTTGCGGTCTGGGTGACGCAATGTGAACGCCATCCATTGTTCAATGTGTTTACGGTGCTCACTCCAACCCAGTGCATCAAAGTGATCATGCCAGCGTGCGATATCACCTGCTGCACCATTATTCTGAGTGACATCTGACCAGGTGTTCGCATAGGTGGTGCCGTTCTCAATGAATACTTGTGGCATTTTCGGTGCGTAATCAAGACGGTCCACTTTTTTAACACGACCGTCCTGCAGTGCAATCTTGCGTGCTTCAGCATCTTCATGACTGAAACTGTTCTGGAATGCCTCAGTGCTGAAGAAGATACGTGACTTCCAATCATAGAATTGATTCAACTCTTTAACGTACACCACATCATCATAAAATTCAGCTGTGGTTATTTTCTCACCGTACCACTGCTGACGTAGGTCCTTCAGAATCTCTTTGAATTCGCCCTTACTCCAACTCATCAGGTCACGCACTTGTGAGTGCCATTCAATCTGATCCAGCTTAGGCAGGTCATCGGTGTACTTCATGATACTTGCAGCCAGCTCTCGTGCTTCAGGGCTGCTGGGATGCTCACGACGCAGGTTGTCACATAACATCTGGATAGCATCAACAGGTTCAGCTACCGGAGTTTGTACTGTCGTTTGTTGCGATGATACCGGTGCAAGGAAGCTGACTTCTTCTGTTTCATGTTTTTCACGCACCCCATAAGCAGTGAGCGGTTGTACTGGTGACATGAAGCTGGGTTCAGCAACATGTGAGAATTCTCGTATGATTTGCCAATTTTTAAGGGTTGACGAAAAACCTGAAGACTGTCCATCGATAAACTGCAATAAGTCCCTACCAGTACGATGCTGGCACGCACCGTGGTGACACTTAAAGCCGATGGTGTTGTCTGCGTTTGTGAAGACTGCCGAGCCGCTGTCGTCAGAGTCGGTGTGCTCCTTAACCCACGGACAAGTGATATCAAAGCGACCATCAGAACGTACCTCTTTAATGTGAATAATTTCAGGGATATTAATCAACGGGTGATCTGATACAGCAGCTGCACCATCGATACGTGATTCACGTCTAACTTGATCTAGATCAACTGCGAACGGTGCAGCCAGTTGTTCAAGTGTGACCCGGTTGAATGGTTCCCACAATCTCATCTGACATTTATACGGTTGACCGTTCTCGAGCTTCGACGCTTTATTATTTGAGCCTTCAGGAAGTCGAACATATCGCGTAACCCCCTTCATACCGGGATCACGACCATCAGGTGCAAGACCATTAGCGACTAAACCATCAAGTAAATTTTCTACACGACCACGATCAGTACAAGGTGTATTGAGAATATAACCCCATTGTTCAGAACCTGCTGATGTCTCTAATATCCATGCAGGACTTGGAAGTTTTGACACTTCAGACATCGACAGCTTCTCTTTAACATCATCCAGCACGATCACTGGTGTGTGTCTGAAAAGTGCTTTACGTCTGCGTGCTTGCTGCTCATCATCACAGTAGAAGTTACTGATGGTGAAGTATTGATTAGTACCTGACCCCATATTATAGCGACTGAAATAGTCACCCTTCCATGCAATTAAATGTTTATCTTTAGGTATGTTACCCGGATCATAAGGGAAATCTGTCACATGGACCCACGGTGCATCAACACCAAATAACGCGGTCAGGAATTCACTGTTTGTCACCATTGAATTTATATCTCTTTTAATTATTTGAGTGTTACTGTGCTGAATCTAACTTCGGTCACATTGTTTTTTCTTGAAATGACATCACCGCGATTCATACTACTGTCTTTAGCCCAGTCAACACCTATGAATATAAAGTCTTTTCTTTTTTTAACTTGACCTTCGTCCACGACTATTAGATTTTGTGCTGACATGAACATATCTTTAAAACGATCTGATCGATTACACGGTGTTGATTCATAAAGAATTAGTTCTTTTTTGTCATCTTCATCTTTCATATAACACCTTCAACTGAGTTAATTACCTTACTACAATAAAATATTTCTGTCAGCGTAAGATTATGCGAGTTGTGCAACAATGTCAAACAAAATGTTGACATTAGTTACAATGTGGTACTAGAATAGAGTCGTCAAATAAATTTAACAAATGAGGATTCATGACATGCCTGAAGATGACAACGATAACATGTCTCTTGATGATGAACTGCGACTGCGTTGTTTAAAATCAGAGCTTGATATCTTTAAAAAGAAATCACAACGAGTCACTGGTAAACCTTATCAGATGCTCATGCGTGAAATCATAACAGCTTTTAATGATGGTAACTTGCGTATCATCCCAACTGAAGAACATCAAAGTGGAGAACTTTATAATGTCCCTGGAAAATAATTTAAAACTTAACACTGAAGCACTGAAAGCTAACACTGAATTGCTTCAGAAATTATATGACCTTAAAGCCGGTAGCGTGGCTGCTCCTGCTGTGGCATTCACAGCTGAAGAGATGAACGCTGCAATCGTTGCTGAGTTCAAACGTATTGGTGCACGTGAACCTATTGATGCAGTGATGACTGCTATGGGTATCAACGGTGTCAATGAATGCCCTGCTGAAAAGCAGCAAGAGTTGATTGCAGCTATCAAAGCGATTCAGTCATGAGTGAAGGTCACGCACGCTTAGGGCCTTCAAATAAAAGATGGCCTGAGTGCGCGGGTTCAATTCGTGAAGAAGCCGGTTATGAAGATGTAGCCGGTGCAGCAGCGATCGATGGTACAGGATCACACCTGTTACTTGAATTGTGTTTACAAAACAATGTGTCTGCTGCTCAATACGATCAGCAGATCATTGGTGCAAATCATAAAGACAACCCTAATGGTTGGTTGATTGATCCAGCACGCATTAAACGAGTGCAGATGTGCCTTGATTATGTGACACGTCGTGTGACTGAGTTGAAGCAACAATTCCCCGGTTGTTCTGTATTGGTTGAAGCTGAAGGTAAAGCAGATCCCGGTGGTGCTTTCGGTCGTGATGATTGGTGGGGTACAGTTGATATCACCATCACAGCACGTCACCCGATGGCAGGTGATGTCTACTTTATGGAGGTCATTGATTATAAAGATGGTCGTGGTTACGTGAGTGAGAAACAGAACACTCAGTTGATCAGTTACCTGTTCGGTAAGATGCGACCCTTTATAGCCAGTGGTCCTGATAAATGCAGACCGTTTCACCCGGCTAAAGTACCTGAATGTCGTGTGACCATTGTTCAACCAAAGACTAAACCGGTTGTCAGATATCAGTGCTCAACACGTGATGAAGATCGAATGAGTTCAAAATACATCACTGACGTTGCTGAACAACTGTCAGTCGCTGCACGTGCAACTGATGACCCTGAAGCAAAATTAACACCCGGTGATCATTGTCAGTGGTGTAAAGCAAATCCTAAACGCGATGGACATTGTTCTGCTATGTCTGACAAAAGTATGAAAACGGTGGAGAGTATGAGCGAAATTGCAATTGAGTCAGACAATTCAAATCTGGCAGAATACATCGGCAAAATATTAGCTGATCCTAAATCATTAACTGAAGATCAGTTGTCTGAGTTAGCGGATTCTGAAGAAGGTGTTCAAGCTATTTTTGATAAAGTGAAAACTGAAATCAAAGATCGTATTGGTCAAGGTATTGCGGTCCCAGGTTATGCAATGGTGCCGGGTAGAGGTTCCAATATTTGGAATGAAGACGATGAAACGATTGCTAAAAAGTTGAAGAGTCGTCGTCTGAAAAATGCTGATATCTACCCACCTAAACTGATCTCACCAGCTCAAGTTCTGAAGTTAGACTTATTGACTGATGATCAGAAAGCACGCATTGAAAAAGAACTGATCACTCATAAAGGTGGTTCACTTGCACTGAAGAAAGTTGCACACGATCACAAAAGTGAAATAGTTGTTGCACAAAGTTCTACAGAAGGTGTAGACTCAACTGAAGCTGAACTGATGTTCGGTAACATTGTTAATAACGAAGCTGAAGCAGTAGTGGAAACACCCGCTGAAGAAGTTTCATTCTTTTAAAGGTAAGGTAACGTAAAATGGCACAACTTCAAATCAAGGGTATTTTATCGTACCCGAATTTATTCCAACCTCGTGTTATTACACCGGGTGATGACCCTAAATACTCAGTAGCTGTACTGATTCGTAAAAATGACCCACAGCTTGCACAGATTCAAGCAGTTGTTAATGCTGAGAAAGCAAACGGTTTTCCTTCAGGTTTTCCAGCGACTGGTAAAATGTGTCTGAAAGATTGCGCGGTTGACCCTAGCTTCAATGAAGACCCGCGTACTCATGGTTACATGGTGGTTACTGCTAACAATAAAGACAAACCACAAACTGTTGACATGAATCTTCAGCCACTGATGGACCCTGCTCAAGTTTATGCAGGTTGTATCGCATGGGTGTCACTGGGTTTTCAGTCGTATGATATGCCAGTTAACAAAGGTGTTGGTGCCTATGTGAACGGTGTCATGCCAACCGGTGAAGAAGGTGAACTGGGTCGTATTGACGGTCGTCCTACTGCTGCACAGATGTTCGGTGCTGTAGGTACACCAGGTGCTGCTCCTGTTGCGGCACCTGCTCCTGTTGCGGCACCTGCTCCTGTTGCGGCACCTGCTCCTGTTGCGGCACCTGCTCCTGTTGCGGCACCTGCTCCTGTGGCTGCTCCTGCACCTGTGGCTGCTCCTGCACCTGTTGCAGGTCTGGTCATGACAGCAGCTGCAAATGGTGCAACGTATGAGTCAATGCTTGCTGCAGGTTGGACTGATGAAACGATGATTGCACAAGGTATGGCAATTCGACCTTCATACGGTTAAAACAAATCACTCTAAACGGTCTTTGAAATAAAGAGTCTGAACAGCATGTCACCGTTTCATGCTGTAACTTTAATTAATAAGGTGATGTAGAAATGAATGACACGGATACAGTAGCTCAGATGGAAATGCCACGTTATAACTGTCACAAACAAGTATGGGCGTTGAAGATTAAAGACATTGACGTTTCAGAACTTGACGACGGTGGTTTAAATATCACACCTGAAGAAGAAGGTTATGCACCGTTCTATGTTGATGCTGAATACGCTGAAAAACATGACCCTCATATTGTTGGTTACTACGTAGTGTATAAAGATGGTTACAAATCTTTTTCACCTGCTGATGCATTTGAAGGTGGTTACACCAAAGACTAAAACTGAACCCTCTTTCGGGAGGGTCTTTCTACAACAACAACACTGATGAAGTATGGAAGATGACTGTGGTCAATTTATCAGTGTTGTTGTTGTAGAAAGATAACAACATAAGGTGACACTTAATGAAAACTTATTCATTTGAAAACACGTTAGACAATCAAAAATTTGTCATTGATCGACTGTCACATAACATTCACCTTTCAGAGTGGGAAAAGAATTTCATAAAAAGCATTAAAGAATACACTGATAACGCTGGGTTTTTATCAGATAAACAATTGCAGAAACTGAGTGACTTGTGGGAGAAGTATTAAATATAGTTTTACTTTTTCACATCGTGTGTTACTTTAGGGAAACATTGAAATCGTAAGAGTGACTTATGCCTAAAATAAAACACGGATTAAGATACGAACCTGAATACCAGTTATGGTTGAACATGAAAGGTCGTTGTTATAACGAAAAAAATAAATCATATAAATACTATGGTGGTCGTGGGATAACAGTGTGTGATAAGTGGTTCAATGACTTCTCTTCATTTTATAAAGACATGTGCCCCAGACCAAGTGATGAACATCAACTTGATAGAAGAAATAACAATAAAGGTTATTCACCTGGAAATTGTCGATGGGTTAAAAGAATCGACAATGTGAGAAACAGAACTGATTCTAAATGGTGGCATGTGAACGGTATTAAATATGAAAGTTGTGGTCACGCAGCATCTGAAATTGGTGTAGCTGTAGTAACCATTCACCGGTGGTGTGAAGGTAGGTCTGATGGTGGTTATACATACCCACCGAAAATAAATTGTTGGTCGGAGAAAAAATATAAATGAATAATCCTGATTTTTTATTCGGCTTAACAGCTGGTGATATAACGATGGACTCGGAAACTTTTCCAAATGTTTTCACCGTGGGATTCTTACATCGTACAACACGTCGCAAGTGGTTGTTTGAAATCAGTGATCGTAAGAATGAGATTGATTCACTGTGTCACTTCATCGACATAGCCAGTCAGCAGGGTTGTCGTTTGATCGGTTACAACAGTATTGGATTCGATTACCCAGTGCTGCACTTCATCTATAAGCACGCAGCAGCTTGTTTATCAGTTGGTGATATCTATGACAAAGCAATGTCGATCATCAACGCTCATGGTCCAGCACGATTCTCACACATGGTCTGGGAATCAGAGTGGCTGATACCTCAGATTGATCTGTATAAAATTCATCACTTCGACAACATGTCAAAAGCGACTGGTTTAAAAGTTTTAGAATTCAATATGCGAATGAGTAACATTGAAGACTTACCGTTCCCAGTTGGTACTGTACTCACCAGTGAACAAGCTGATGTACTCATTGAATATATGTGGCATGACATTGATGCAACAGATAAGTTCTGTGATCGTACTCAGTCGCATATCAAAATGCGTGAAGGTTTATCTGAAACTTTCAATGTGAACATGATGAACATGAGTGACGTGAAGATCGGTGAAACGATCCTGGTCACAGAGATGGAAAAAAGAGGTATTACAATTTATGAATACGACGGTCGTAAGAAAGTTAAGCGTCAAACTAAACGTGAGTCTGTTGATCTGGCGCAAGTCATTTTCCCTTATGTACATTTTGAATCGCAGCCGTTTCAACAGATTAAAGCGTACATTGAATCAAAAGTTATCACGGAAACCAAAGGTGTATTCAAAGGTTTAATTGCGACCGTTGATGGTCTTGATTACAGTTTCGGTACAGGGGGTTTACATGCGTCAGTTGAATCTCAAGTGGTCCACACAACCAACACTCACCAACTGGTTGATGTTGACGTTGCCAGCTTTTATCCTAATCTTGGTATTAAGAATAACTTGTACCCGGCACATCTGGGTACAGAATTCTGTGATGCATACTTAGACGTTTATCACACACGTAAAACTTATGCGAAAGGTACACCAGAAAATGAAGCATTCAAGCTGGCATTGAACGGTGCGTATGGTGGTAGCAACAACGACTACTCACCGTTCCTTGATCCGTTCTACACCATGTCGATCACCATCAATGGTCAGCTGCTGCTGTGCATGTTAGTTGAGCAGTTACTGAAGACACCTGGCTTGCGTATGATCCAGGCTAATACTGATGGTGTGACGTATTTATGCCCACATGGATACCTTGAGCACACCCGCGCAATATGTCGATGGTGGGAGCAACTGACGAACCTTGAGCTTGAAGAAGCACTTTATAATCGTATGTTTATCCGTGATGTGAATTCGTATATTGGTGAATATGCATCAGAGCATGGTGCAGAATGTCCGTGTGGTTGTGGAAGTAAATCACCCAAACTAAAACGTATAGGAGCGTATGCACATGTCACTGCTGAAGAGAACCCTGGCACACGAGAACTACCATATCACAAAGACTGGTCAGCACGTGTGGTTGCTCTTGCAGCAGAAGCTGCTTTGGTACGCGGTATTGATGTTAGGGAGTTCATTACTACTCATGCTGATGTGTTTGATTTCTTCCTGCGAACCAAAGTACCCAGATCCAGCATACTTGAATGGGGAGGTGAGCAGGTCAGCAACATCGTCAGATATTACATCAGCACCGATGGACGACCACTTGAGAAAGTAAGCCCACCGAAAGGTATTGAAGGTGAATTCAAACGTGCGAACAGTTTGACTGATGATTTCTTCAATACCGTCATGGCTGAAATTGGTTACGGTATCTGGGATGCACGCATTCACACTAAAAATAAATCTGTTTATGGTGAACGTCGCATTGGTATTAACACTGGGTACAATGTGATGGTCTGTAATAATTTGAATGATTATTTGATGGACATGTCAAGGACACCGTATTCAGATATGAACTACGAATGGTATATAAAAGAAACTGAGAAACTTGTCAAACCACTGTTGCAAGGTTCAATATAGTGTGCTACATTGTTACACAGATTAAATGAAAAGGTGACTGACATGACAATTAAAAAAGTAATCAATAAAGGTAAACCAGTTAAAATCTGGACTGATGACATCGATGATAATGCAATGGGACAGTTAGAAAATATGTCAAAAATGCCATTCATTCATAAACATATTGCTGCTATGCCAGATGTTCACTGGGGTATGGGTGCAACCATTGGTTCTGTCATTCCATCGAAAGGTGCGATTATTCCTGCTGCTGTTGGTGTTGATTTGGGTTGCGGAATGATTGCTATTCAAACATCTTTAACGGCTAATGATTTACCTGATAACCTGCATTCATTGCGTTGTGATATTGAAGCAGCTGTACCTCATGGTCGTACTGATAACGGTGGTGCTAACGATGTCGGTGGTTGGTCTGAATTACCAAAAACTATTGAAGGTCGATGGTCTGGTTTAGATTCTCGTTACAATGCAATCATCACAAAACACCCGAAAGCAAAAGGGTTCAATAATAAAAACCAACTTGGTACACTAGGTGGTGGTAATCATTTTATTGAAGTCTGTTTAGATGAATCTGATAATGTATGGGTGATGTTACATTCTGGTTCGCGTGGTGCAGGTAATAAAATTGGTTCTTATTTCATTCAGAAAGCAAAAGAAGAAATGGAGCGTTATCATATTACACCGTTTTTACCAGATAAAGATTTATCT